AAAGGAATGGTGATAATCGTTTCTCATGATAGATATTTTCTGGACCATATAGTTACAAAAATTATTGAAGTTGAAGATAAGGAATGTAAGACCTATAAAGGCAACTATTCAGATTATGTCAGGATAAAAGAGGAAAATTTGAGAATTCAATATGATAATTTTAGGGATCAGCAGAAGAAGATAAATACTATGGAAAAGTCGGTTAAGGAACTGAGAGACTGGGCCATGCGGGCTGATAATAATAAATTCTTTCAAAGGGCGGCCAGTATTCAAATAAAGCTTAATAAAATGGAACGGATTGAGAAGCCTGTTTTTGAGAAGCAGAATATGAAGTTAAACATCCATACGGCAGAACGTTCAGGAAAGGAAGTAATCAAGGCAGCAGGATTATCGAAAAGCTTTGAAGATAAAGTAATCTTTAAGGAAGCAAAACTAATGGTGAATTACGGTGAAAAAGTTGCTTTCATCGGTCCGAACGGTAGCGGGAAAACTACTCTCCTAAGAATGCTCATTGGGGAAGAACTACCGGATGCTGGTTCAGTCGAATTCGGTGCTAATGTGAGAGTGGCATATTTACCACAGAAAATCACCTTTACGAATGAGGAGCTTACCGTGTTAGAATGCTTCCGTGAAGATTTTTTTATTCTGGAAGGAAAAGCGAGAGAATATCTGGCAAAGTTCATGTTCTATGGAAGCAATGTATATAAAAAAGTCAGGCACCTATCCGGGGGTGAGAGAATTCGGTTAAAGTTAAGTCAGCTTTTATTTGAGGATGTGAATTTGTTAATCCTAGATGAGCCTACGAATCATCTCGATACAGCCTCCATAGAAACCGTTGAAGCAGCTCTCGAAGGATTTAAAGGGACTATATTCTTTATATCTCATGACAGATATTTTATTAATAAAATCAGTGAAAGAGTAATTGCTATTGAGGACTATTCCATAAAGAGTTATCCTGGTAACTATTCTTATTATAAAAATATAAAAGATGAATCTTTTCAAATAGACTCTAATAAACCGATTGTTAGGAATGAGAAAAATAAGAAAGCTAGAAATACGGAGTTTAATAAGAAGAAATATGGAAAAGAAGGCGAAATTGAAGCTCAAAAAGAAGCAGAAATAGAAGCTGAAATAGAAGCTAAAGTTGAAAGTCTGGAGAAGGAAATAAAGGTTCTGGATGCAGCTATGGCAGCCTCTGGATTAAACTATGAAGAACTTAATAGGATGTACGACAAGAAGGAAGAATTAAGTAAAAAGCTGGATTCTGCAATGGATTTATGGCTTATACACTCCTCATAAGAATAATATATCATTGAAAAAGGATAGACTTGCGAAATCTATCCTTTTAAATTTACCTTTTATTATAAACCATTATATAGCCAGGCATTTTCTGCTATCAACAGATCTATCGGCTGGGCTTCAAAAAAACTATTCTCCGTAAGGGGTTTATCACATTTTTTACAGATTGGTTTATTCGAGTTGTATATGATAGTATCGCAATAAATGCATTGGGCTTCTTTGAAAATAAATTGTTTGGTATCAGGATTATAAAAATGCTGATACATCTTTCTGTCTATGTCTGTCATACCATAGGTCTTTACACTATACAGCCACTTTTCATAAAAATCCTTTGCATACTTTGCACATTCAAGTGAGATATTAAATAAATTCGATATTTCCCTAATATTATTCAGTTTAGCAAAATGTAAAGCTATCGAGGGACAAAGTATGTTACTTGAAAACAAATTAGCCTCGGTTTCATTATCAGTTTCTAACTCGATATGACCCAATTCATGCATCAGTGAAAAGCGAATTCTTCGAAGTGATTTCTTATCATTATAAAATATGGTATCACCGATTGTACATGAATCAGGGCTGAGTTCCATACATGCCTGGTGCTTACTCTCTGACAATTGAGAATATTTTTTGCACACATAACCCTTTTTGCTAAGAATATCAAAACAATCAAAGGGAAGCTCAACAATATTGCATTGTTCATAAATCGAGAATGCAGTATATTTTATCTTATCATAATCCATTATAATTTACCCTTCTTCATCTGATAAAATAATCTTTGCAAGTTTCATTTTTTCTTGAGGCGTTAAGGCACTTTTACCTCTGGTATAAATCTTTATCATTTCCTCATATGTTATTTGTTGCTCCAGCTTTTTGTTTTCCAAAAGGTCAGAATTATTAACGCCTAGCCAATTTGCGATTAACTGGACTTTATCCATACGAGGTAATTTTTGACCAGTGCACCAATTTGACACAGTTGATGAACTAACGTTGATAAAATCCACTAAATCTTTTTGTGATTTGTCTCTTTCTTCTAACAGTTTAGTAAGGTTCCTGGAAAAAATTTTTCTTATCTCTTCTTCAGACATGTTAATGCCCCCCTTTCCATTTAATTATACTACGTAAATAATTGCATTGCAAGCTAAAAGAGAGTAAAAGCTAAAATTATTATTAAATAGTTTAACTTTTGGCTTGACATTTTCGTTTAAGCGAGTATAATCAGGTATACAAATAATGGAATTGAATTTTGAGACGAGAGAGCAGAAGGCTCATATATTTTACAAGGAGAGTGATATTTTTTTGCCCATAAACTAGCTAAAAGAGAGAAGAAAGAAATATATACTCACTATAAGAAAGGACGCGTTAAATGACTGAGAATGAATTAAACCAATACAGAGCAATTAAAAATGAAATTGAGGACCTAAGCTTTCGTATAAAAAGATTAGAAGAAATGGGAGTTCAGATGGTAACAGATAGGGTCAAAGGATCTTCAAAACACTTCCCATATATTGAAAAACATTTTTATGTAACAGGAGTAGATACAGAAGCTAATAGCACACGAAAAAAATGGATGAATGAATTGCAGAGGAAGCGCAATAATAAATTAGAAGAGCTGCTTGAGATGGAATGTAAAATTCATGATTACATATACATGATACCTGATAGTGAAATTAGACAGATATTTACCTTTCGTTATATTGATGGCTTATCACAGGAAGAGATTGGATTAAAGCTTCATATGGATCGAAGCGGTGTTTCGAAGAGAATTACAAGGCATTTGGGTGACAGTAAAATTAAGAATATATAAACTTTCAATTTTTCGGTAGACGGAACACAAATCACATTTTAATCTGCTATATTAGTATTATGGAAAATTGTAAATTGAGATACAGGATATGGAAATACATAACTTGGTTAAGCATAAACACATATCACATTTTAACCTGCTATCATAGTATTATGGAAGATTGTAAATTGAGATACAGGATATGGAAATACATAACTTGGTTAAGCATAAACACATATCACATTTTAACCTGCTATCATAGTATTATGGAAGATTGTGAATTTAGATACACGATATGGAAATATATATAACAGTTAAGCATTCACACATATCATATTATACCTGCTATCATAATATTATGGAAGATTGTAAATTGAGTTACACGATATGGAAATACATAACTTGGTTAAACCCTTCACACATATCACATTCTAACCTGCTATCATAGTATTATGGAAGATTGTAAATTGAGATACATGATATGGAAATACATAACTTGGTTAAGCCTTCACACATATCACATTCTAACCTGCTATAATAGTATTATGGAAGATTGTAAATTGAGATACATGATATGGAAATACATACATCGGTTAAGCCTTCACACATATCACATTATAACCTGTTATAATAGTACTATGGAAGATTATAAATGTAGAAAAGCTTTCAACAAATATAATATGAATTAAATCTTCATATAGTAATGATTTAAAGAGCATCCCTATGGGGTGCTTTTGTTTTATCAGGTATATCCCCAGGTCATATTATTTTTAAGTTTTTTGACCTGAGATTTTATATACAGGGTTAATTCAAAGTGTCTTTTTCCAAATTGCAGACGTAAAAGAACAACACAGGCACCATATCAAGAGATGGAAAACTCGTACAAAACCGTAGATATAGGAAGGAGAAAATGTTATGGATTTTTTAGAATTATTAAAGTCGCTGAGTTTATCAGAAAATCAAATATGTGCAATAAAAAAGGGTATGAGTAAAAACAGGGTTTTCATTACTTATGAGGAGAAAATCGAAGAACGGTTCCAGAAGATGAAGCATCAAAGAGACATAATGAAAAGTAAATTGGATTTAACAGAGAAAGCCTTGGAAGATCAAGCAAAGAATTCAGAGATTAATGAAGATATCCAAAGAATTAGGAAGGTATTTGAAGATAAGATAAATACCTTAAAAAGTAGCTACGAAGATAAGATTAAGGATATGGCAATTGATATAGCAATCCATAAAAAGTTAGTTAATGTTAAGTATCCGGAGCTACTAATATGTAAATTTGATAAATCCAAGTTCTCGATTGATGCTGATGGTACAGTCTTAGGCTTTGAGGATCAGTTTTTTGAAATTAAAAAAGCATATATTGATCTGTTTACAGATGAGAATGAAATAACAAATAACTCTGTTAGCAAGGATTTTCCAAAAGAAGGGAAACCGGAGAGCACTTATCTTAATTTAATTGTGCAGACGGACATTCCAATTAAAATTCTTCCGTAGCGATTCATAACCGCGACTCTGGGAAAATAAGAAGAACATGCAGTTGATCAAGGCAATCACAGTACACAATATGATTTTAAACGTAATGGAGAGGAAGTGAATATGAAGCATGATAAGTGATGTTAAAGCAGCAATAGTAAGTAAACTACAGGGGGTATATCCGGATGGTTATGTAATATATGATGAAGAATTACCTGAAACAATAAGTAGACCGTCCTTCCTAATTACATTAATGGGTCAAAGCTATAACAAACGATTATTCAATAAGTATACTAGCGAATTATCCTTTGATATAACTTACCTAAGTGATCAGACCGCTATTCGGAGTGATTGCTTAAGAGTACAAGAGGATTTACTTCAGGCATTTGATTTCGTAGATACTTTTAAAGTAAGAAATAAAAACGCTAAGGTTACTGACAATGTGTTGCATTTCACCTTCGGTATCCGGTATTCAGAATTAAAAGAGGATCAATCAGATCTTATGCAGCAAAAGCAAATCAATACAAACTTATAAAAGGAGGGTTATCATGTCAGGAACATGGACCAGTCAAAACAAAATATTACCGGGAGCATATATTAATTTCCTTACGAATGCTCCGTTATCTATTACCCCAGGTGAAAGGGGCGTAGTTGTATTACTACAGGAAATGAGTCTCGGAACTGCAGGAGACATCTATACAGTGTCCACAGCAGGAAATAATTATCCGGACGGTATCACAGCAGCGGAAAAGCTTCTGGTTAACGAAGCCTTAAAAGGGGCACAGACTGTTCTTGTCTATAATTTAGGGACCAGTCATACACCAGAGGTATTAGAAACAGCATTAGATGTGCTGAAAACAGTCCAGTTTAATACCTTGTGTTATCCCTATGATGGAGTTGAGTATGAAGTGAATAAATCAGCAGTCGTAACCTGGATTGAAGCACTTAGAAAAGATGAAGGAGTTAAGGCGCAGGTTGTATTAGCTAATCAGGCTGCTGATAAGGAAAGTGTAATTAATGTTGCCCATGGTGTTGTATTGTCAAATGGTACAACGTTCACAGCTGCCCAGACAACAGCTTGGGTTGCAGGGGTTACTGCCGGAGCCAATATCAATCAATCTAATACAGGTAAAATGTATTCTGATGCTATCGATGTATCTCCAAGGATGACAAAAACTGAAATGGAAGCAGCAATTACAGCTGGCAAGTTCATCTTTAAAGTAAATACAGCTCAGAATGTAAGCGCAGTATATGATATCAATTCATTAATTACTACGACAGCAGATAAGGGAGAAGTATTCAAGAAGAATAGAGTTATCCGTACTGTTGACGGAATTAATAATGATATCGTAGAGATCTTTGAGTCAAACTTTATCGGTAAAGTAAATAATGATAGAGATGGTAGATCTATTTTAGGTTCCTACTTAATTGATTATTTCAATGAACTTCAAAGACTGTCAGCAATTACGAATTTCAAAACAGGCGATGTTTCAGTAACAGCAGGAACTGCAAGTGATTCTGTAGTTATTGATTGCTATATTCAGCCGGTTGATAGTGTTGAAAAAATCTATATCACCGTAAATTTGGCTTAATTGAAGGAGGGAAATACATATGGCAAACACAAGATTAGCGGATACCATATCAGCTCAAGAAGGTACCGCATATATTACTATGAATGGTGTAACCAGAGAGTTATTTGAGATATCCAGTATAAAAGCGCAGCTTGACCTGGTGGTTCAGGAAAGAAGAATGTTAGGAAGTAGAATGACGCAGCATAAGGTGACCGGTGTTACCGGTTCCGGCTCAGCAACTTTATACTTTATGAACAGTGAACAGCTTAACCAGGCAATCGAATATATAAATAATGGTACACGTGGCAGCATCAGCTTATTAATCACGAATAGCGATCCGCAATCAACAGTCGGAGAACAGAAGGTTAAGCTAAGTAATGTTATATTTAATACGATTCCGGTTACTACCTTAGAGGAATCGGATGATCCGGTCACATTTGACAGTGATTTTACGTTTGATGGAATTGAAAGCCAGGGTTCCTTCGTTCTGCCGGACTATGTTAAGACTATATAAGAAAATATAAAAAAAATTATGTATGGGGGGGCCTTAGGGCTCCCTTTTAAAGGAGGAAATTATGGGATCATTAAATGCGTTTTTACATCCAGTAATCGTAGAAAATAGAGAGGTTGTAATTTCAAACAGGTTTATGGAAGGCGGAAAACCGGTTCCATTCATCGTTAGACCAATTACACAGGAAGAGAACAAGTTTTTAATAAAGAAGTTTTCCAAGAAGGATAAAAAAGGATCAGATACCTTTGATCGTGCAGAGTATGTTCAGGCAATGACTGCCACAGCAGTTGTATATCCGGACCTTACCAATGCTGAATTACAGAAGGCTTATGGCGTACTAGGTGAATCGGCGTTACTTCAGAAGATGCTTTTTGTAGGTGAATATGCGATGTTAGCTCAAGCTGTACAGGAAATCAGCGGCCTTGATAAGAATATCAATGAGGATATTGAAGAAGTAAAAAACTAATAAAGCAAGGTGACGCAGAGCTTAATTTAGCTCACTTTGCTTTACAGAAGCTTCATATTCTGCCCTCTGTGTTGGATAACCTGGATGATAGGGAAAAAGCCTTTATTTACGCAAGTATTCAGCTGAGGGCAGAAGAGGAAAAACGTGCTTCAAACAAAGCAAAAATGAAAGGAGGTAGAAGGAGGTAATGGCAACGTTAGATAACTTGAGCAGCTTATTTGTTTCAAGCACTAGTATTAAAAGTAGTGTAAAAAATATTAGTAATGTGTCCTCAGTTCTTAATACAACAACAAAAAACTTCAATGACTTTACCACAAACCTAACTGATTTATCAACTGAAATAAATGATTTCTCAACTAATATTATGGACATGTCAGAGCACTTTACTGATTTATCTTCGAATGTTTATGATTTTTCATCAAATATGATGGATTTATCAACCACTAATAATCTAATTATAAATATAGGTGATTCACTTGATCAGGTAAGTGGCAAACTTAATACTACAGATACTGCTTCTAAAAAGACAAGCTCATCTCTCTCAAAATTAGTAAAGTCTGTTTTTAGTCTGGATAATATAACTAAAGGTATGGATATGGTTAACCAATATATTAACACCGATAATGAGTTATCAAGAATAAATGATGGACTTCATACACAGATAGAATTACAGAATAAAGTTAATGCAGCTGCCAACAGATCTTGTGGTACTTATAGTGATCTTTCAAGTGCTATTTCTAACATTGGTGACTTGGATACTTTTAGTGATAACAATCAGGCAATAGCTTTCACTGAATTAATGCAAAAGTCACTGAAAATGGAAGGTTCTGATCAAAGTATATCTGATGTTTCAGCGTCTCTAGCTGACGGAACTCTTCAAGGTGATGAATTCAGCTCTCTTATCAGTAGTACACCTATCATTGGAGAAGCCTTATCAGCATCTACGGGTAAATCAATAGAACAACTGCAAGAGATGGCGGATCAGGGGATGATTACAGCAAATCTATTAAAGAACGCAATGTTTGCGGCTGGAGATGAAATAGATTCTGAATTTAATGAACAGCCAAAAACATTCGCTGATATATGGATGAAGATTAAAAACAGTGCCATAAATGCCTTAAATCCATTAATGGAACTAGTAAGTAATATAATCAATAGCCCGGGAGTACAGGGAGCACTTAATATGATTATTAATACATTAGGTTTTGTTTCACAGGCAATGAGTAACTTGATAAGTTTTATTACGGACAATTGGTCAATGATACAGCCTATATTAATTGCAATAGGGATATATCTGGCCTACATAGGGGGAACAGCACTAATAGGACTCATACAGTCATTATTCGGAGTTGTTGCAGCAGAATGGGCAACAATAGCACCGATTTTATTAATTATCGGTCTTATTGCAGGTGTAATATATCTATTCCAAACATTGGGGGTTTCAGTAGAAGATATCTTCGGCTTTATCGGTGGTGTAATTGGAGTGACTATCGCTGGCGTTTGGAATCTGTTTTTAGGTTTATTTGAATTTATTATAGGGATACTTAATTATTTAATAAATCCATTTATAGAAATTGCGAATTTCCTTGGTAATATATTCACCAATCCGATTTCCTCCATTGTGTACCTGTTCCAGGGGATGGCAGATAATGTTTTGGGAATTATTGAGTCTATAGCATCTGCGCTTGATATGGTATTTGGGACAAAGATGGCTGAAACGGTATCGGGGTGGAGATCTGGATTAAAAGATATGGCTGATGCAGTTGTAGAAGAGTACGCACCGGAAGAAAACTATACAAAAATTATTGAAAACCAAGACTTAAGTATTGAAGATCTTGGATTAAGCAGAATGGATTACAGTGAATCCTGGAATGCAGGAAGTGATATGGGAAAAGACCTGTATGGTAATATTAGCGGTATACTTAATTCCCTTTCGCTTACAGATACCGGATATGATTACAGTCAATTTGAGACTACGGATGATTTAGGCACAAGCAGTGATCCTATGAATGTAGAAGGTTCTGTAAATGTCGACATGGAGGATGAGGATCTAAGCTATCTAAGAGACATGGCTGAACGTGACTATATCGCTAATATAGCAACGAATACCTTGGCCCCTAAAATTTCTGTCAGCTTCGGAGATGTCCATGAGACTGCAGATGTTAACCAGCTGTTCGGAAGAATTCAAACTATATTAAAAGAGCAAATAGCGATTGCACCGGAGGGGGTATACTAATGAGCGAATATGCAATCTTCTTTGACAAAGATAATATAACTTACCGGCTCCCGGTTAATCCAGAAACGTTGGAAATAAATACAACACAAGCGATAGAAAAATATGAGATTTTGAAGCTTGGTCAAGTAGCGGTACCGACACATATGGAATTAAAGGAATACAGTTTTGAAACAGAATTACCACATGAAAGTATACATTATGTTGAAACACCGAATGGATTTAAAGATGCTGAATACTACTTAGATAAATTTAAGACGTGGAGAGACCAGCTTGTACCGATAAGATTTTTAGCTGGTAAGACTACCAGTGCGAACTCTTTGGATCTTGATGCAATTAATACGCTTGTTCTCATTGAAGGTCTTACCATAACAGAAAAAGCTGGAGAAGAACAGGACAAGTATGTTTCCTTTAAACTACTTGAATATAAAGAACATGCAAAACAGGACTATCTCTTAATAGTGAATGAAGAAACAGGTAAGGTAACTTCAGCAACTACAGATTCAAAGAATCCAAAAAGTACAGGTTATTACGTAGTAAAGAATGGTGATACCCTGTGGTCTATTGCAAAAAAATATTATAGTGATGGATCCAAATATATGAAAATATATAACGCAAATAAAAACATAATTTCAAACCCTTCCTTGATATATGCGGGACAGAAGTTGGTGATTCCCTCATGATAGAGTTTCTGGTTAAGGTAGATGAAAAGGTATATGAAATAAGCCAATTAGTAAGTAAAGTTACTTTCAAGGATTCCTTTAATGAAGGCTGCAGTACGCTGGAATTTGCCTATATTAATGAAGATTTGAACATAACAAATGGTAGTGTAGTAAGCTTTAAGTATAATTCAACTGATATATTTTATGGGTATGTTTTTAAGGTTAGTAGGAATAAAGGAAAGGAAATAACGGTTACTGCTTATGACCAGTTAAGATACTGTAAAGCAAAGGATACTATTGTAATTCTAAATGATACTGTGACAACGCTTGCAACCAGAATGTGCAATTATTTTCATCTTAAAAAAGGGATTCTAAAAGACACAGGGTATAAGCTGGCCACTGAAGTAAAGGATGATAACACTTGGCTTGATATTATATATTCCGGGATTGGTGATACCCTAACGAATAAGGGAGAGTGGTATTTACTAAGAGATGAGTTTGGCACAGTGTGTATTCGTGAGTTAAAGGACTTACAACTAAACCTAATTTTGGGTGATAGCAGTCTAGCATATGATTATAGCTATGACAAATCCATTGATGATGAATTTTATAATCAGATAAAGATCTTTGTAAAGGGAGACACAAACTTAAGCAGTGAAATTGTTGTAACAAATGATAAGGCTTCCGTCTCAAAATATGGTTTACTGCAGTATTATGAAGCGGCTGATAACACAAATACATCGAAAGCAAAAACAAAAGCTGAAATTTTATTAAAACTATATAACAGGGAAGTGGAGACCTTATCACTCAATTGCCTAGGAGATACCAGAATAAGAGCAGGGACAAGTTTCTATGGAAGGATAGAAGATATTAAGTGTGACCAGAGACTAATTGTCAGGTCGGTTACTCACAATTTTATTCCTACACATACGATGGAAGTGGAGGCGATGCTTTGATTAACGAAATTAAGGAGATAGTCCAGAATTATATCAATAACGCGAAGTTATGCAGCTTCATGATAGGTACTATAGTTAGCAGTGGCATAAAGATCAACGAGAGGCTTACCATCCCAAACGATCTTATTAAGGGAAACCTCAAGTCGTATGTCGTCCTCGGTGACAAAGTGCGTATTATAAGAAACCATGGTGGAAAAGAATTCTACATGATAGAGATTATTGACAAGGCAATTGTTACAAAGGGGGCCACTATAACATTATCTCAGAACGGAAATACATATGAATACATAGTAGAGGATGTGAGAATATGATACCGAAGGCAAGTATTGATATACAACTTTCAACTTCGGATACTTCAGAGATTTCTAGGACTTATAAAATTTCCAAGAATATTATTCAAGGCCATGTTGATGGTAAAGAAGCTTTGCTGCAGGCTATCGATAAGATTCTAAACACTGAAAAATATGAATATTCGATCTATGGCTTTTCTTATGGAATTGAGCTGGAAAATCTGATAAGTAAAGATAGGCTATATGTACAGATGGAATTAATGCGAAGATTCAAAGAATGCCTGATGAGAGATGAACGTATTCAAGGTGTAGAAAATTTTAAATTTAATATATCAGAGGAATCAATCTTATGTACCTTTGATGTAATTAGTATCTATGGGGTTACGACATTAAAAAAGGAGGTGAATATTTAGTGTTTGAAAATATGACTTATGAAAAGATATTGTTGGACATGCTGGGAAGAGTGAAAAGCGATGTTGATAAACGGGAAGGTTCCGTTATATATGATGCTCTTGCACCAAGCGCATATCATTTAGCGCAAGCATATTTTAATCTAAATAATTTTCTGGATTTGGTATCCGGAGATACCGCAGTTGGTGAATACCTCGACAGGGTTGTTGCGGATTATGGAATTACCAGAAAGAATGCAACTTTTGCGGTACGTAAAATTGAAACTACTGGATCCGTCAGTGTTGGCACCCGGTGGGGAATTGGAGAGGCTACCTATAAGATTTTAGAGCAATTGTCTGCTAACATATACAGTGCAGCCTGTGAGCAATCGGGAGAGGTTGGTAATATTTACTCAGGAGCTCTGGATAATATTGATAATGTATATGGAGCGTCAGCTGTATTAACAGATATCATTATAAATGGAGAAGAGGAAGAAACGGATGATAATCTCAGGATGAGATTTTATTCACAGATACAATCGCCTTCTACCAGCGGTAATGCAGATAATTATAAGAAATGGGCACTGGAGGTTACAGGAGTGGGTAATGCGAAAGTATTTCCCCTCTGGAACGGGAATGGGACCGTTAAAGTGCTGATTATCGACAGCAATATGTCGGTAGATGAATCATTGGAACAGCCCGTATATGATTACATAGAGAAGGTCAGACCAATCGGCGCAATTATAACCGTAGACAGCCCAGGAGATAGAGAAGTAAATGTAGCTGCTGATATTATATTAGACGGAAGCAAGACTTTGGTGGAAGTAAGTGAAGCCTTTAATGCTTCCTTTAAAGAATACCTACAGGGAATTGTATTTAAGACCTATATTGTCAGCTATGCAAAAATAGGCAGTATCTTATTATCGACACCAGGGGTGTCGGATTACTCAACCCTACTGGTTAATGGAGACTCCTCCAACATCACGATTGGGGCTGAGGAAATGCCAATAGCGGGAGCAGTAACACTTACGGAGGTGACATAGGATGAGTCTAATGGACTTATTGCCGGATTACTACTCCGATAATGTTACCATGAATGAGCTGCAGGGTATCTTAACAACAGATATCAATAATTTAGCACTGGGCTTTCATGAAACCATAGATCAATGCTTTGTTAATACAGCATCATCACTTTTAAGCCGCTATGAGAAGATATATGGAATAGATGTAGATATTACCAAATCCGATACCTTCCGTAGGGAACGTATCAAAGCAAAAATCAGAGGAACCGGAACAGTTACAAAGCAGATGATCATGGATACAGCTGCATCTTATAGTAATGGTGAAGTTAAGATTATTGAGGACCCGGCAAATTGTAGCTTTAAAATCAAGTTCGTAGGGACTAAGGGATTACCACCAAATATGACTGACTTAACACTGACCATAGAGGAGATTAAGCCGGCTCATTTGGCATTTTCATTTGAATATGTGTATCAGACCCACGGTGAATTACAGTCTTATACTTATGACGAGCTAAGCAACTATACTCATGAACAATTAATGGAAGGAGAGATAAATTAAATGTCTACTCAAACAACAAATTTCAATTTAACGAAGGATGCTGGTACCGATTATTACAATATTGATACCACAAATGATAATCTTGATAAAATTGATAAAGCCTTAGGAAACACAGCAAAATTTGAAACAGCTGGTGGATCAGCAACTGCAATCAACTTGACATATGAAGGCTTATCAAAGGGTCTTTCAAAGTCTTTTATAATTGCTGCCAATAATAACGGTGTAGCCACTACGATAAACGGTAAATCTTTATATAAACCTGGCACAACGATAGCTCCTAAGCTCATTGCCGGTAAAGCAGTGACAGTTTGGTATGATGAGACAGGTGACTGTTTTTTTATCAAGGCTAGTGCAGAAGGTACAGCTGTCGTTGGCAATGTACTAGCAGATAAAACATTTTCCAACGATGATGATACAGGCTTGGTTGGTACCATGACTAATAATGGAGCGGTCACGATAACACCTGGAGCTACAGACCAAGCGATTCCTACAGGTTACCACAATGGAACTGGAAAGGTTACAGGTGATGCTGACCTTATTTCAGCTAATATAAGAGCGGGTGTTACTATCTTTGGTGTGGCTGGAAACTCGAATGTAATAGACACTAGCACTGCGGATGCATCGGCTGGAGAGGTTCTGGTTGGAAAGAAGGTTGGCGTAGATGGAGCAATCTTAACAGGTACTATGCCTAATAGGGGAGCAGTAACAATTACACCTGGAGCTACTGACCAAACGATCCCTGCCGGGTATCACAATGGAACTGGAAAGGTCACCGGTGATGCTGATCTAATTTCGGCTAATATAAAGGCGGGTGTTAATATATTTGGAGTAGCAGGTAATTCAAACGTTATTGATACAAGTGCTGGTGATGCAGTAGCCGGTGAAATCTTAGCCGGAAAAAAAGCTGCCGTTGATGGTTCGATGCTTACAGGAACTATGACGAATAAAGCCGGAGCTACAACTGCAGCCCCAACGGCTGCGGCAACAGGTCAGGCAACTGGTATCATTGATGTAACAGTCCCAGCAAATGGCTATTACAGCACGACATCTAAGTTGAGAATAACTGATGCTGATGCAATAGCAGCAAATGTTGCAAAAGATAAGAATGTGTTTGGTATTGTAGGTACGCTGGACGGTCGCCTTTACAACTTCCCGCTATCAATTCAAGACGCGCAGCCTACAGCTGTAAGGGCAGGGCATATATGGGTAAAATCCTCAGCACTAGCAGCTAGTGTTACAAAGGTAAAGATTTTAGAGGCACTGAATGCAGGGGAAACTGATGGAACTTTGATGCTTGTTGTTGGTGATTTAGTATACAGAAATGAGAGTGTATCACATACTAAAGAACGGACAGATGGTGGTTCAATGACCTTTAGTATTGCAGATAATACAGGCATTACTGCAGGTAGTGGTTCATGGCTAGTTTGTCAAAACTCTAGCGGCATGACTAACACTTTGTATTTGAATAAGCCAACAGTGTACTCGAAGGTGGGCGGAGTATTAGATACAGAAACTGCATATTATTGGAATGGTAGCACTTGGGTATTAATAAGCCAAAAGGGCTCATATCTTTTAGCTGATGGGGATTGGAGCGGAACTTTTCAAGGATATGTATATAACCGCGTAGGTGATACTTTATCTTTTAACTCAAACTTTGTACCAGATAAAATATTGTTGGCTAGCGGTGATGGAACTTACCTTGTGACTGATACGAAAGTGTATAAGCGCATCGGAGACGTGTATGCTTTGTATTTCACAATACCTGCTTCAGATAGTAGCTATACTGGGGGAGTAAGAGTTCTAAACTCGCGAGGAAAGCCACGATTATGTATAAGTCGTAGCGGAAACCTATTATCAATAGCTTATTTACATGGAAATCCAATTCAATATTATTTAGTTAACTATATTGATAATGGTACTACATTTGAAAAATCTTCTTATACTCCTACTATCGTCGCAAATACTGTTTATTCATCTGGATCTTATGACCAATATAAGTCATGCGGAATAGATATGAATGCTGATGGTTCAGTGATTATAGTAGCAGTTATTCTGGAGTCTTCTGGAAGCAATGGAACTAAGCTATACGGTTTTTTTAAGAGTGAAACAGGTTATACTGTTACCGGACCAGTTAATGCGGGATGCCTTAATTTTGGATCATTTATAATGTCTTATAATGGTGTCAATATTTATTGGGGAGACTATGATACATACAGCCTTACAAGATATACCATAAATGTAGCTAATAAAACAATAGGTAATGGATCTATAGTTACAACAAATACTTATACTTTAGCTGACGCTGTAGCCCATCCTGCCGGTTATATATTTGTTCCATCCGGCGTATCTGGATTAACTTGCTATAAAATTTCGACTCACGCGGTCTCTAATATTATTCCATCTTCAAACTTTTATACAAAAGGGTTAAGCTTTAATTTATCGGGGGATAGAATGGTAGCTTCAAATGATAATAATGGAATATTTAGTTATTCAATTGCTATTTCCGACCCAAACATAACATTTACTTACATTTCATCACTTCCGATGGGTTTGATGTTAATGAGAAGAACGCGGCTTATACCATATTAAAAGGAGGGGTAATAAATGTATTACAGACACGATGAAAATTACGTACTGATAGAGAAAAGTACTGAAGAACTACAAGGTGAAAATGTACTCGTTTGTGGTGAGGACTTAGACCTTAGTCTATATGATGTAATTGTGGGTTATGAGAATGAAGCTCATGTGATACTTCGGCATACAAAAAAACTTCGCAATGTAGATGCTGTGGTTCAAAGGTTAGGAAGTATGCAAGAACATCAAGTTGAAGTTGAGGTAGAAGTCGACTTCAGACTTTGTATGATAGAGTTAGGTTTAGTATAGGAAGGAGGAGGCCATATTGAATACATACGAGAACTTAAAAAAGATAATTATCCTTGGTAAGAAATCCAAGGAAGAGATGTTATCTATGATGGATATATTTCTGATGAACAGCAGGATTACGACGGAACAGTATAATGAATTGGTAACATTATTAGCGTAGGAATCAAGCACCCGAAAGGGTGCTGTTTTTATGCGATGAAAGGATGGTATATCATGCATGACAATTGAAGTGGCTTTATTACTGTCGGTTGTATCTGTAACATGCGCTGTATATTTTGGAGTAAAGAGCAATAAGCGGGATGACACATCAGATGCTGTACGGCAAGCTACAGAAACAGCCACGATCAACGTGAAATTAGACCAAATAGGCGGTGATGTTAGAGATATTAAATATGACATGACCGCTGTTAAAAAAGATGTTCAAAACCTTACAGAGCGGGTTATCACGTTGGAGCAATCAACTAAGTCAGCACACCATAGGATAGATGGTGTAGAAGAAAGGGAAAAGGAGAGTTAATGGACTATACACAGATTATTATTACTATCATTACGGCAATTGTCGTACCGGGGACAGTCTGGTTGATCAAGAAAGTAGATGCATATCTATCGCTTAAAATAATGGATGAACAACTACAAAAATATCTTAGCATAGCATCTGAATGTATCATTGATGCTGTTAAGAGCACAGCTCAGACCTTTGTTGACCATATCGATGATAAGGATTGGAATGATCAGACAAAAAGAGAAGCATTTGAATTAGCAAGAATTACAGCATTAGAGAATCTGGGACTTACGGGTCGAACGCTTATTGAGGAAGCTCTAGGGGATTTTGATGCATGGGTAGATACTAAAATTGAAGCCGAGGTTAAGAGGCAGGCGGTGAGTATGAATGGTTAATATTCCTGAACGGTGCAATGATACCAAAGAACTCAATAAGTTAGTAAGAGTGATGTTGGAGCTGGCGCTGGAAGATATTAAGAGACAAGGAGTGAATCCGTTAGTTGTTGAAACATATCGGACGCAGGAAAGGCAAAACTTTCTATACTGCCACGGGCGTACGATAGCAGAGGCTACAGCAAAAGGTATCAATAGAACATTTGCGGAAGCCTACTGCAATCCGAAAGCTGGCAAGGTTACCTGGACTCTAAATAGTGTACATAAAAGCCGCAAGGCAATTGATGTGGTTCCACAGCGTGTAATCAATGGTAAAATGACAGCAATCTGGAACACAAAGGACCCTCAAACACAAATAATTATAAAAACAATGCAAAAGTATGGCTTTGAAGCAGGGGCTAATTGGATAAGTAATCCGGATAGCCCTCATTTTCAAGTCAAGGGAGACTTTTCCTCTGTTTTTAAGAAAGGTCTTACAACGACTTATGTTACTAAGGTAATACAAAGAGCCCTGGGTATTCGCATTGATGGAATTTGGGGGGATAATACCGTAATTGCTGTAAATGCATTTCGTAAAGAAATGAGTTATAAAAATTCAAAAAATGGTCAACTTGGAGTAAAGGCGCTAAAGGATTTGTTGGTAACAAGAAGTACTTAATCAGAAGAAAATGATAAATAGAGAAACCATGAAAGTCAATTTTCATTTAACGTTTTCATTTTACATCGGAAGAATAGTTTACAAGGATGGAAGGAATATATATAATAGTATTAGGCAAGGTTAACGTTAGGGTGCATTTAGTCTAATGTAATAAATATCTGCCGGATTTAAGCTAAGTAATAAGATTATTAGTAAGATTAAGTAATAAGATTAAGTAATAAGATTAAATAATAAGATTAAGTAATAAAATTAAGTAATACCTGTAAATGCTTAACAGAAAAGAAACATATATTATGTAATCCATCCGCGATAAATGAAAAGGAGGTATTTCTATGCAAAGAATAGTTCCACACTTATGGTTTGACAAGGAAGCCGCTGAGGCATCACAATTTTATATGTCCCTATTTGAAAATTCTAAGATTAAGGATAGAATATTTTTAAAAAATACACCTTCCGGGACTGTGGAAATCATTACAATAGAGCTTGCCGGACAGGAATTTATGCTTATGTCGGCAGGACCATATTTTAAATTCACACCAGCTGTATCTTTTTTAATCGCTTGCGACACTGTTGATGAGGTGGACAAGCTGTATCAGAAATTGATTGATGGTGGTGAAGAGCTTATGCCACTAGAGGAATATCCCTTCAGCAAAAAATACAGCTGGGTGATGGATAGATATGGTCTATCCTGGCAGGTGATGTATATGGGAGATATTGAAGCGAAACAGAAAATCACTCCAACACTCATGTTTGTGGGAGAACAGTGTGGACGTGCAGAAGAAGCTCTTCAATTGTATACTTCAGTATTCAAGAATGCAAAAATGAATGATATCCTCAGATATGGGGAAGGGGCGTTACCGGATGAGCCAGACACGATACAACATGCTCAGTTCACACTCGAAAATCAATATTTTGCTGCCATGGACAGCGCTTATGAACACGATTTTACTTTTAACGAAGCGATATCTTTTGTTGTAAACTGCGATTCACAGGAAGAAATTGATTATTATTGGGACAAGTTGTCCGCAGATCCCGAAGCAGAACAATGTGGCTGGATAAAGGATAAATTTGGTTTCTCGTGGCAGATTACACCGACAGATATGAACGATATGATGAGAACTGAGGATCCGATAAAAATGGCTCGAGTAACAGAAGCTATGCTTCAAATGAAAAAGCTTGATCTTGCTGAACTAAAGAGGGCTTATGAACAGTAAAGTTAGTATTTGAAATTGGATTTATTAGTAAAAAACTATAATAATAGAGTGTTTAAAACAAGCCAGCCAGAGGATTTAAAATGGACCCTAAAGAATAGATAGTTATAAAATAACATCTTTCATAGGGACCATTTATTCATCGTTTGGCTGGCTTGTTATAGATATGATAGTGAAATATGATTATCAATGTCTACAATGAAAAAATTCTAAGCAGAATATTCTAAGATATTGCTATATTATTAAAATAAAGTGTTTATTGTTTTGTTTTAATGATTTTTAAATGGGCTTTTATAAAACATACACATCATTATTTCTAGTAGAAATACTTCTATGAAATAAATCGTGATAATTGTTTAATAAAAGCCCATGATTACATTATTTTATTTGATTAAATTACCGTCTGCATAAAAACTGATGTGATCTCTTTATCAGTTATTTGTGTCTCGACTTACCTAGGTATGCCGCCTTAACAGAATCATCATTGAGAAGCTCCTTACCTGAGCCGGACAAGGTAATATTACCTGTCTCACATACATAGCCAAAGTGTGCGATCTTAAGTGCTAGGTTAGCGTTCTGCTCAACAAGCAGGATAGTTACACCCTCCTTATTGACTGTCTTAATAATATTCATGATATCATGAACGATGAGTGGTGCTAATCCTAGGGAGGGCTCATCCATCATGATAAGCTTCGGTTTGCTCATCAGAGCACGGCCAACCGCTAACATCTGCTGTTCACCACCGGACAAGGTTCCTGCCATCTGCCAAGAACGTTCCTGCAATCTGGGAAATAGCTTATATACCCAATTAATATCATCCTCAAGGTTATCCTTGCGCAGATATCCGCCAATTTTCAGGTTTTCTAACACAGTAAGATCGGGGAAAACGCGACGTCCTTCGGGAACCAGTGTAATTCCCTTTTCCACAATTGTGGTAGTCGGCTTTCCTGTAATATCGTCCCCGCGGTAGATAATCTTACCGCTTTCTGTTTTGACTAATCCCGAGATGGAACGT